GTAACCTGGCTATAGGTTACGTTCAATGGAGTTACGTCAGTTTGTGGAACACGAACTGTTGCAACACCTTTACCGATTTTTGGGAACTTTACTGTGTTACCCTGGACACCGGTACGTGTCCGCATTGTGCCGCGAAGCAACGCTTCGCCTTGGTATGCCTGTTTAACTTCCTCATCGAAAAGCGTTACAAAGGCATTAGTAATACTCTGCGCCATAGCAGAAGCCTCCTATTAGGTTTCAACTCAAAACGCTTACTGTTAGCCGATGTAAACCGGGCAGTCGCTTGCGCGAAAGTGGCCGCGCCCACCAGTGGATTACCACATCAAGGGGCCGCGCAGCGGTTAGCCCTTAATCTGCCTATACACCCAAAATGTAGTGATTGCAACAAAATCTAGCTATGTCAACGAGAACGGTTTACCCAACTATTAGGATCTTCTCCCATTTTAGCCATAGTTTGTTCAATCTTTGACCTAAACCCACCTTCATTAGTTTGGTATCTCGGATCTGCCAAAGCCGCTCTTAAATCCTCTTGTGAAAACTCAGGCGTGTCCACAACCGGCGTTGTCGGTATGCCTTCGTTCGTATAACCCTGAATAAACTTAGTCATTGCATTGATTGCATCAGCACTGTTCAGGCTGTAGGCCAAAGCCTCGCGCTCTGAGTTTGTCAGTGATGCGCGGGTAATATGACGCTCAAGATACGCAATTTTTTCTTGGCCTCGCTCACCAAGCTTCTGCATTTCTTGTCGCCGATCATATTCTATGGCCTCTTGGCTACCTTGAGAAAACTCTAGGACTTGCCCCGCAAGCTCTTCAAAAGCTTGTTGCGAGATACCGTACTTTTTAGACCAATCTTGAAACGCCTGGACTGAAGGATCTTCCAAGTCCAAACCCTTATCCACCAGATCTTTAGTGTCATAATCGCCATCCGGCGCTTTGTGTTTGCCCGCTTTAAAAGCCTTTTCAAGCTCTGCATAGCTTTTTGCCAACTTCTCAACATCAGGGCCATCATCATCCCAAAATTTTTCTGGATAAAAGTCAGGACGTTCCAGCGGTTCACCATCATCAATATCAACCTCTTCATTTTCTTCTGGCCGTAATTGAAACGGTTGTTCTTGTTCTTGCGGCTGTTCTTCTGGCTTTTGAAAATTAACCAGAGGAGCCTCCTCAGAGACTTCAATTGTTTCTGCTTGTTCAGACATTATTGCTCCTTCCCACCCTGCGTTCAATCAGGCGTACAAGCTCAGTCATGCCTGTTCTTACAAAACCGTGACTAGGATCTTCGCCTGGATACCAAGATGGTTGTTCTATAGTTATCTGTCTCAGGTGATGTAACACCTTCTGACCTTCCTCAGATTTAAAGACCCGTCCATAAAGTATGTCCAGATCATCCGCCTTTGGCGGCTCGACAAACGCTTGACTTATTCCTTCCCAACCGTCTGGCGAACTCATTGCATGGCCTCTGCTACTGTTTCATCAGTGGGCATAGGTTGCTGCTGTTCTATCATAGCTTGCTGCATTTGCTGCATCATCATTTGTTGCTCTTCTGGTGTATTCAATACACGTTGATCGATTCCCATTTTTTCCGCAATGAACGAAATACTTTCTGGGATGTTAATAATTGCTTGCCCCATTGGTCCCATAGAATTGGCAATCTGCATAAAGCTGAGAAGCTGATTGACCTCTTCCATCTTGGGAGCCTCGGCAAGAGGCGATACCGGCGTGACTTTGATCTGCACACCATTGACCTTGAGGGGCATATTAATCAAGCCCTGACGGTCCAGAACGAATAGAATGCGCGAAACCAGAGGCGTCATAATCTCGGTCATCAAGCGGCCAAATGCCGATCCAAGATTAGAAGCTAATTCACGTTGACGCTGTGCTATCTCTGTAGCGGATCGCGCAGACATGGTATCAGGCGGAAGCGTATCATCCATCAAGATCTTTTTAATGTTTACTCTGAGATCCTGAATAACGATTTGGCTTGTGTTAAAGTCCCCAGCCTTAGGCAGAGGGGCCAGGGACGCGCCTTGTGGACCACCGTTTCGGGCAACAGGAATAATCGCACCGGGCTGTATTTTGATGCTTTGGGGATTTAGAACACCGTCATCGGCGGCGAGATACACGCCTGAGATGGCTAGACTTGCGTTCTTGAGAACAAGCTCCAAAGTCTTGTTTAGCGTTTTGATATCTGCAATTGCATCAACCAAAGGACCGCGCCCGTATATTTCACCGGCTGTTTTGCTGAACCGGGCAACAATGAAGGGGCTGGATGGCATTTCACGATAAACAATCTCTTGCGCTTTGGCTGGCCAAATAACGTGATAATGATATCGGCCTGTCTCTTGATCGAAGATAACCGCATCAAACAGATCAAGCTCTTCAGAACCACGACGATCTATTGCATCTTGCAATTCTGTTGTGATCTGAACGTCTGGGAACTCTCTTGTGATGGATTCCGCCTTGATACGCAGCTTGCGATAGACGTTATCGACCATGCCATATGCGCCTTCCTCAATGGCCACTAGGTATTGTGGTATCGCAAGAAAACGAATGGGGGTAACTTCATCGCCCGGAGTTACCATCATAACCGCTGTACCCACGCAGAGATCCAGCAAAAACTCACCCATAGCCAGATCGAAACTTGTCTGACGTAGCTGGTCAAACATAATATCAACATAGGCATCAAGTATTTGCTGCGCTCTTGGCTGATCTTGCTCAGGCACAGCCGAACCGGGTTCTAAACGGCACCAATGACGATTAGGGGGGAACAACCCGGATTGAAGCCGGTTGGCGAAACGCTTGGTTGAGGACATGGCCGTAGAATCAAATACACGCTGCATCTTGCCTTTGCCGGGCGTTTTGCCTTCGTAATAGCCGTTGTATAAGTTTCGTTGCGGCAGAGCAAATTCATAGCAATCTTCGTAGATTGTACGCCATTCATCTTTGCGAGCCTGTGCTTTTGCCTCTCGCGCAATGACTTCTCTCGTTGATAGCTTAGGCATTTGCCTTGTTCCTCTTGCTTATAGCGGCAGCTTTACGTTTAGCATCCGCTGTAGATGAAGCGCCCCAGGCGCGGAGCGACAACAATTTCCGTGTCGGTCGGCCCTCACTGTCACGATCCGGCCCGGGGTTCCCCGCCATTCGAGCCAGGAAGGACGCTCTGCGGGGATTATCGCCGGATTTGACGGGGGCTTTTAAATTAGATCCCTCTTTGCGCTTGAAGTAAGCGCGACCGGCAGCGTTCAATCCGCCCTTAGGATTTTGATACGCTTTTTTTACCACTACTTGTTGCCTTTTTCTTTGGGGCAGCTTTTTTCTTTGGAGCCTTCCCGCCTTCCCAAGCTTCATTTACGTCTGGGGTAGATGGATCATCTGAAACCAATTGCCCCTTTTCATTTCTTGCGCGTTTTGGCTGGGGATCAGCTTTTTGGTAAACGCGAGAATCTTCTTTGATTTTTGTCATACTGCTTCCTATCAGATATTCATTAGCAACCGGCGACGACGAGCGTATCTTTCGCCTTGAGCCTTTTCAAACGCCTTACGCTTCTTTTGTCCTTCGGCCCGTTCTTCTGCCAGCTTTGCGGCTTTTTCTTGCTCGAAAAGCATTTGCGCAGATGGACGTTTACTTCTCCGCTTCTCGCGCTTCTTTTCGTTTCTTCTTGATCGCTCCAGCATTTCCTGATGTTTTTTTTGGCTTGCCGCAGAACGCGCCCGATAGCTTGGTGACTTTGGCTCAAGGCCAAGACCCATGCGAATATCAGATCCAAGCGTTTCTTTTTTTGCTTGTGCCTTTAATGGCTGAGTCCCGCCCTTCGGCATATCAAGATCCCCCACCCAACATTCTGGTCGTTGCCATTCCCGGCCCCTCTTGACGTGCTGGGGAGAATAATAATCTTAAACCACCGCGACGAAGTAATCTTCTTCTGGCTTGCACACCCCGCATCTCTGTACGCTCTTGACTTTCGGCCCGTTCTTCAGCCCGTTCTTGCGCCGCTGTTGCTTGCTCTTGAGCGCGAACTTCTTCAACGCTTGGCTCTCTTCTACGTCTGCCACCACCTAGTCCAGCCATTACTCAAACCTCGCCATCGCATAGTAGTCAGCCCCCTCTGGGCCAAACTTTCTTAATATGCACTCTACCTCAAAATGTAGCGCCTTAGCAAACCTTAATGCGCGGGTATTGTCCACTTTTACGAAGATTTGCATACGTCTGATATCTGTATCAGACATCACTTCACGCAAAAGCGCCCTTGCACCGATCAAAGTTGACCTTGCATGACGATCCAAGCCCTCGCCCGGAATGAACCAAGCTTCGACCAAACCGGGCCATATATCTCTTACTCCGAAGATGGCAATGACCTTGCCGCGCCCGATAGCAGTCCATGACCAGCCCAGCACAGAATAGTCCCAAACATAATCTCTGTAGTGCGGTATATGTCTAGCGTATTCCTCTTCGTGCGGCCCCAGCTTAATATTATAAACATGGCTAAGTGTGAGCGGAACGATTTGCTCATCGGTTCGCATTTGAAAGGTTGGTAACTGGATCAGTCCCATCAGAACACGTTAAATTCCGTTTCCGCAGAATAGCTTTGTGCTGCGAAGGAATTGCCATAGCTACCCCTGCGCAACCGGCGTTGTTCACCGCCGCCCAGCATAAGATATCCAAACGCATCCCCGCAGTGTGAATGGTCATTCTTCACCGGCGTATCTTTAAATCGATCTTGCCCAGCGCCCATGCTTTGACGCTTGAAAAAGTATCCGCCGCTCAGAGATTTGCGCAATCTCAGGCATTTCTTATCCACCATCAGCCCAGGTTTGCCGTTTATCAGCCGCCCCATAGGACTAGCCCCAGCCTCTCGTCTGACTTGAAACGCATTGCTTTCTGTTGGTTGTGCTTTGAAACCAAGTGATCTGAGATGGTCAAAGGCTGTAACCTCGTAAATCTCATCCCGTTTATTCCCCGCCGGATCGCCCCAAATCAGAATATCATGCTTAGAATATTTCTGAGCAATCAGCGCCATCATTTCCTGACCAAACCGCTCAAGGCCCATGTCAAACGTCACAAGCTCATCGCAGATCCGCCACGCCCCCGCTTGTGTTCTCTGCCCAAAGATCGCCGCCGGTGTTAATCCAAAGTCAACGCCAATCTGCATGGGATAATACGGATCGACCTCAACATCCCCGCTCATCAATTCATCGTCATACTCCGGCCAGACCGGACGCCCTTCTTGCACAAACGTGTACATTCCCTGCGCATAGCACCTGATCCAATCCGCATTCTTTCCGCCGAGAAGCTGTTGATAATATCCGGGCGGCAGATTGTTTCTATTCTCCGCATCCTCATTGGTTTTCCACCACTTGCCCCCAGAAAACACATGGCCCTGCGCCTCTGGATTCTCAGGCACATCTTTCCCATTCACAGCCAAAACACCGCCGGGTTGTCTGAAGAACGTCCACGGATAGGCACCACCAATAGGATTTTTCTCTGCCAACTCATGCCACCAATGGTCATTGTCCGGTGGGTTCGTATCCATCCAAATACCGTACCATGTCGGAGAACCATCCGCTTTTGTCGGATATCGCCCAACTCGGTGTGTCAAACCATCAATCACCGCTTTCGGCAACTCTCTGGCCTCATTCACCCAAGCCCCCGTAAGCTCCAATGACAGCAGTTTCCGTACATCTTGCGGAGAAGAAAGGGCCATGAAGATTACTTCGCAATCAATGCCCGGAATATCCTCTCTCGTCGGAATCCGAATATGGTGCGAAATAGGCGGTTGCCAGCGCATTCCACCCCAAACATCCTCTGGAAATAACTCTTGCCACGTCTTAATCGTCGTTGTTCTCAACTCAGGATAAGTATTTCTAACAATCACAAACCGAGAATATCTAATCCCATCTCTGGGGCTGGGCCTTTGACGTACCGCCCGCAACATAATCTCAGCCGCACACCCATAAGACTTCCCAGATCCAACCGGACCCATCAATCCCCGAACAAAACTGTCATCATGCAGAAACTTCCAAACAGTCGGACTGTTCTCAAAGTTTAAATCAAGGCTCGGAATATCCGTCATAATCGAACTCGCCATCTAAACCCTTACGCGCCACCATTGCGTAGAACTCAACGCCCTCGCTAACCAGAGCAACCTTCTCAATCTCCTCAAGCGCTGCCTCTAAAGATTTTACGCGGTGACAAAAATACATTGCTGCGTACTGTATCCCAACCGAAGCCATAAGCTCGTCATCAATTACTATCTGTTTCATCCACCACCTCAGCATACTCTGTCGTTGCCGCCGGTCCACGCATGTTAATCCCAACAATCGATGGCTTATCATTCTCCTTCTCAGGATTATCTAAGAAACCCGCAGCCTTCGCCAAGATGCGCAAAACACTCACCTTGTCATGCAACTCAATCGATACACGACCATCCGGCATCGGAACAATCTTCTTTATCGCCCTCAGAGCATAATCCGGTATTTCATCCAACGGACGCATAGAACCATCAAGATTTATAATCTCCGTAATCGAAGTGGTCCCAAGAGCAATCAACTCCTGGGCAACCGCTTCCTTGTTATTCTCCAATGTCTCACTGGTCCGAATACGCCGCTGTGCTAAACGTACCCCGCCAAATCTACCAATCGGAGTTTGACGCGTTCTCGCCATCAGAACGGTATAGCATCTTCTGTCTGAGAAGATCCCCGAACTTGCTGACCACCAGACTTAGGCTCGTCCTCAAACAAGTTTAACCAAATCTCCCCATTCTCATCAGGCAATGGCAACGCATTCAACTTAACTCGCATCCCGTTACTGTCACTAAACGCAATACCCAATCTCACCCAATCCTTCTTCTCAGGATCATTCCGTCGCTTCTGACCCTGAACAACTCGATACATCTTCTTCATAACTCAATCCTTCCTAATTGATAAAAATAGGTATGGCACACAATCCAGAAAAAAACCAGAAAATATTTATGTGGGGGTATGCAGCAAGAGGCGCGGGGGTGGGGGGGCAAGGGGGTCGGTCGTGCGCAGACGTGCGCTGGCCGTGCTGCGAAAAGGCTCGCGTGATGCCGGAATTGCCCGAACTAAATCGATTACAGCGCATAATACGTATTATGTTAAATGACTTATCCTTTATTATCAAGGTCTTAGCTTTTTTACTACCGCTCCGATTGTATTCTTACCGCGTTTTGGTGCGTTTCCCAGCTTCTTTTGCACCGGAACTGTGAACCAAGCCAGCCCTCGCGGATAATCCCGGCGGTTATCGTGGCACCATTTCGCATGACCTTTGAGGATATCGCCCCAAATCTCCACTGTCAGCCCATCCTTGACCCAACTTTCCATGACCTGATAATCTCTGTCATTGACTTGTCTTGGTGTTCCATAACTTTCAGCAATTCTTAAAAACAAAGAACAACACTGTCTACTGACATCACTTATACTGTTATATATGTTGTTATATGGTTTGTTCTGTGCAACCTTATTGGTTGCAGGGGGTGAAACTTCTGAGGTTGCACCCTGTGAAACTTCTGAGGTTGACAGGTTAAAGTTATCCACAGACTTATCCACAGAGTTATCCACAGGCAAATTAATGACTTCTGCTGGCTTTTTTTCCATCTGTTGTCTTAGCTTTTCCCGTCTTTCTTCTAAGCCTATTCTCTCTGCTGGTGATAGATTTGCGAGTGCTTCTTCTTCTGTTTTGATGTCGTCATAGATGACCTTGAGGGTTGTTGTTGTTTGTCCTTTGTATCTGTTCTTTGCTTCTACGATATATTCCAGCTTCTTGAGTTTGACTATTTGCTTGCTTACGGCTTGCCTTGATATGCCTAGATCCTTAGCCAATCGAGCCTGTGAGACGAATGTACAGCCTGTTTCATCGCAATAAGAACAGAGAGCCGCCAGCACAGACAATGCACTGGTTCTTGTGACCTGTGGATCTGTGATGGCCTTGATTGGCAGTATGGCAAACTTTCTGAGATCCTTTGCCCTGATCGTGACCGGTTTCATATCTCCCCCTTCTTGGATAGCGATGATCCCCACTGAGCCGCCATTGCGTCAGCGATGCCTTGATATGTCATTGAGCGTATTTTCCACCTGTCTTTGCTTGGCGGCAAGTAATGCAGTCTTTGCCTTTCGTTATCGGGCAGCAAAAGCATTTCTTCTTTTACGTTGTTTGTTGGCGTCAGCTTCGGCAATCCTTTAAGCCAGAGACACGTTGCCTTTTGCTCCATATGGCCAAACATCCAAGGCTGAACAACTTGGCTTTGCTTAACACCACCAATGCGCTCTTTGCCGTATTTGTGCATGATTGGGTTTTCTACGCATATTTTTGCTATTGGCGCGTTCAGCAGAAGCTTGAAAAACTGTGCGGCCTCGTCAAGCAAAGCCCATCTTTCTGGATCTCGATGTAACCAAGTAACGCCAGCATTTGTTAGGTAAGTACAAGGCGGGTGCGCTATCATTAAATCCCATTCTTCGTGCAGCAACGCAGCGACGTCACCTTGCCGATGGAAGTGCGAACCGTCATCCGCTGGCAATAAATCACAAGACCATGCGTCATGCCCAGCAGCGCGGAAAGCTTCACGCACGCGACCAGAAAACTCGCAAGCCACAAGCACGCGCATCATGTTTCTGCCTCCACTTGCACCAACAACAACGGCTGACCGTACTTTTTGGTGATCTTTAATGTCTGAACCAGCTTATCATCTTCGAAGCAAACGCCGTTGAGAGCGTCCAGGACGAGCTTTGCCACGTTATCGATGTCCGGCTTGCCGGGAACCACTTCCCCGCGTGTGGCGGCTTCTACGCGCTTCTTGGGCCATGATTTAGGGATGGGGAACTGTGCCAAGATGTAAACCTTGCACGGAACAGTGAACGGATCAATGCCAAGAGTTACCATTTCATCCGATGCCTTGGCCGCAATCTTTAGCTCAAAGTCTTTGGTTTTCTTTGGCGTAAAGACACGGCCCGTTCTGGTAAACCGTGGGCGACCCTTGCCAATTGGTGTATCAGCCAACCAGAAACTTACCTTGTGAATGCTTTTACTCATGATTGCGAAGCCATGTTTCAAGGTCCACTTGCTCATCATTTTCTGTGAAACTAACCGCCGGTTTTGTGCTTGGCAGGTGTTGATCGACCAGATTTGATAAGACCCTGGCCGCACTTTCGCCCATCTTATCTGCATAAAGATCCAACTTTTCCTTTGTTTCGGCTGGCATTCGAGTGTGAAAAACTACAATGTTTTCAGCCACTAAGCGTTTTTTTGACATTTTTTTTACCTTTCTGTGCATTTTTTTGCGATATCACTATTGACACATAAACCGATATCACTTATCTATCAAGTTGTGATTTGTTTTTTACAGGAAGGAAACGACATGGCAAAAGAAACTAACATTCAAAAACTAGCGCGCCTTTACACAGAGGACGGGTTCACAAAAGAACAAGCCGCGACTGAGATGGCAAACAATAACACGCCATACGCTTTCGCCGTAAAAGTTTTACACGCAATGAAATAATCAACGGGGCTTCGGCCCCGCCATTAGGAAGGACTAGACAAATGATTAACGAATATGAACTGGCACAATACTGCAACGACATCGCAGAAGAGATTGCTTCACAGTCTGAGGACATGGACGCGGCCCTTGATTTGGTCTGGCAGTATGCAGACGGTTCCGAGCATGTGATCTACTACGCAAAGGCACACGAACTGTGCCGCAACTGTGACATAGAGAACGGCGAAGCAATGGTTCAAGATTGTTTCTCAAATGTGCCAATGACGTATAATGACATGGCATGCCAGATTGCTTTTTATGAGATTGAAAGCCGTATCCATCATAAGCTTTATGAAATCTTCGAAGCAAAAGAGGCAGCATAATGAAAGACTTCATCGGTGATGTAGTGGGTGCGGTTTGTTTGTTTGCAATCTTTTACGGTTGCATGGTGATTGCGGGGATCTTGCAATGATCTGCCCATATTGCGACGGGGACGGCCAGGTTGAATACGAAATCCCCCGGCCCCAAAGCTTCACACGGGATATCGGGTATATCGATACAAAGTGGGATGATTGCTTGATCTGTAAGGGAAGCGGAGAAATTGAAACTGACAGAAAGGAAGGAAAAAATGCCAGTTAAAAAGTCCACAGAGGGCGCGTTAGTTACCGCGCTAAAACATGGTGAAATAAAGTTGCGACTTATCGGAGCAACCCCATTTTACTACAATTCAATGAGCATCAAAGCCAAGCGCGATTTGCTCATAGGCGGTACGCCAAAAACCACAGCGGAAAAGCGCGAGATAAAACACAATCCAGAAGAAGAGTTTCGGGATTCCGTGTATAAAAAAAGCCATGGGAACACGCACCTGTATTTTCCCCCGGCGGCAATCAAGCAAGCAATGTCTACAGCGGCCATTGAAACAAAGGGAGTTGCAAGAACAAACGCACAGCGCCTTTTGTTTCTGCCACAATTGCAGACAGAAATCTATGGCAAGCCATATCTGAAGATCGACACGGTACGAATGGCAAACATAAACAAGACGCCAGACATGCGAACGAGGGCTTACTTGCCGGAATGGTGCGCAGAGATTGACATCAAGTTTGTGATGCCTACGCTTTCGGCCTCAGATGTTTTCACTCTTCTACAGAATGCGGGTTCCATCATTGGACTTGGAGACTTTCGACAAGAGAAGGGACGCGGAGCATATGGTTGCTTTACAGTAACCGGCGAAGAGTTGCCGAATTGGAAGGACTACAAGGACGATTGGAAGCGCATCACCAAGTTTGGAATGGAAGAACAAAAGTATGCGTTGGATTATCCAGAGTATGCGGATGAAATGACAGCAGAGTTGATGGGCTTCTTGGATGAAGAACGCGCTCGCAGAATGGCAGCATAAGGAGATGTTATTGGCAAGCAATACAGGTGGACATTTTGCCGTTATTCACCTGAACGACACGGTAAGGCAAGGCGGTCGTGGCTCGGCTCGGTATTTCGTGGCGGGGTATGGTTTCGCAAGGTGTGGTTTGGCCAGGCGGTCAAGGCGGGGTGTGGCTCGGTGAGTTAAGATATGGCTCGTTAAGGTAAGGCGGTTAAGGTCTGGTGAGTCTAGGCTGGGCGGGGCGTGGACTGGTGAGCTGAGGCAAGGCGGTCGGGGTCCGGCGTGGCGCGGCCCGGTGTGATGCGGTCCGGTGTGGCAACCAAAGCTAAAACCAAGGTGGGGGGTCGTGCTGATCCCTCACCATCCAACAAAAGGAAGGAAGAAAAATGGAAGAAAGAATTGATAAAATATGGAACAAGGATGAGCGTCAAGAGATAGTTGATAGCTACCTCTCAGAAACTCGGCGCAATATGTTCAAGGTTGATGAGTTTACAGAATGGCTTGAAGATAAACCAGACCATCCTTGCTATGAAAGGTTCTTTGGAACCGGCGACAAAGAAGCAGCGCGTCAATATCGCATGGCTTTGGCTCGTCAATTGGTCAGCGGATTGCGGATACAAATTCATATCCCACCTGTTGAAAAGGTAGATATCAGCAAGCTTGCGACAGTTATCAGCTACGAAGCGCCAGCCTTCATCAGCCCAATGTCAAACAGACGCAAGGGCGGTGGCTATGTTCCGTATGATCCAGAAGATGAAACATCAAGGGCTGAATTAAGGCGGCAAGCCGCAGCGGATTTGACCCGTTGGCTTAGTCGGTATCGCGGATGTGCCGAGGCTTTCGGTGTAAACCTACAGCCGATTGAAGAGATAGCCTCAAAGTTGCGAGGCGATCAGGAGGACGCAGCATGAAAACCCGATACGAAGAGATCGAAGAAGCTGCAATCCAGTTTCACAAGGAAAACCCCAAAGTTTGGGAGTATTTTGTAAAGTTCACGTCCGAGGTAATCGGGCGTGGGTTCAATAACTATTCCGCAAAGGGAGTCTTTGAACGGATTCGGTGGGAAACAGACCAGGCAGACGACGAAGGGAGGTCTACGTTTAAGATAAATAACAACTTCAGCGCACTCTATGCCCGGTGGTTCATGGATATATACCCAGAACATCTTGGTTTCTTTCGTTTGAGATCACAGCCGAGCGAGTTGCAGCTTGCAAGAAACCTGCCTGAGTTAGGGCCAGAAGATTTTGACTAGGATGCAAAAAAGATGCGCCGCTGCGGGGAACAGGAGAATGAAAACACAACGGCGCATAAGGTGGCCCGGCGCGTGTCAGGGAGGAGATTGCAGGTACTCAATGGGCTGTTCACCTTGAGGCAGTATGGGACCAGCGATAACATAAGCACCTGCACCGGGCTTCGCACATTCAGTGTAAATTCAATGCTGTAAAAAAGGAAGGAAAATGTACATCAACTTTGAAGAAATTAAACGCATGGCCGACAGTATCCGAGAGATATGCGGCGATGATGAGGACACGCTTCTGGACACACTGGACGGTGAGACAGACGCAATGGACGTCTTGGGCAAGCTGATTGAGCAAAGACAGTGGGCCAAGGCAAGTCAGCAAGCAGCCAAGGAGATGGCCGCACAGTACACGGAGCGAGCAAAGCGATATGATGCCAGAGCAGACGCCACAACGCAAGTCATAGGGCATTTGCTGGACGCTATGGGCGTAAAGAAAGCAGATCATCCGCTCGGTACAGTCTCGCGCACCAAGCCCAGACAGAAAGTCGTCGTTGAAGATCCAAACGAGATACCTTCTCAGCTTATGAGGATCACAGAGACGCCGGATTTGACAGCAATCAAACAACAATTAGAGGCCGGTGAGTTTGTTCCTGGCGCAACCGTAGAAGTCGGCAACCCCGGCGTAACAGTGAGGATAAAATGAGTAATCTAATCGATGCAATGAAAGCCGTGAATGATCTAAACAGAACGCACGGTGTTAGCCAGCGCGGCGGCAAGAAATACACAGAAGTATTTGTTCGCGTTGAACAATTCCGTATGGCCTTTGGAGAGCATATGGGGATCGATACCGAGATATTGGTGGACGATGGGAAGCGTGTGGTTGTGAAGGCTATCGTAACGCACAAAGGTCAGACCATCGGAAGCGGTATGGCCGAGGAGATCAGAGGTTCCAGCAACGTCAACAAAACATCGGCGCTAGAAAACTGTGAAACGTCTGCGATCGGTCGCGCCCTGGCGTCACTTGGTTTGCATGGTGGATCTTACGCAAGTGCCAATGAGATTGCGGCAGTTTCTCGGAAAGAAAAAGCAATGGAAGAACAAAGGTCCGGTCAGGATGACCGTACCCCTACGGTCACAGTGACACCACCCCCCGGTCAGAATGACCATACCCCCCAGATCAGCGTCCAACCGCTTGAGCCGGAGAATGTTTCACATGAAACAGAGATATCACAAGCGGCACCTTGGACAGTGTACTACCACAACGGCCAAGAGAAACAGAAATGCCAGACGGATGAAGAATACCGTGAAGCCGTTATCAATCTTGCCCGGTCATATGGATCACAAAAGAGATCCAAGAAACAGTTTGAGGAACTGTGGGAAGCCAACTTTGCGCACATCGATATGCTATCAGATGAAAGCATGAAGCAGGTTGAGAAAACATTCAGGTTGCAATCACAATGAACTGGCAAAAGAGATGGGCAAGCATAACCCAAGATATGCACACAAAACGCGCCGCGTTGCTGCAAGAAATGATCGATAAAAGAATGAGCCGATCACAAGCGGCAATGGTTCTGGGCAAAGCAACAACCTCAATCTCAAGCATGGCGGAGCGTTATTCTCTGGATTGGCCGCTGTTCACAGACACCATAAGGGGACGCAAAGGATTCAGCATAGAAGAATATGAATTATATGCGCGTCAGGGGTTCACAAAGATGCAAACAGCGCAAGCAATGGGCGTCACTTGGAACTCAGTTGATAATGTAGCCCGGCATCACAAGATAAAATTCAAAGATGGGAGACGCAAGGATGATTGAGTTTTTCACTGTGTTAATGATTGATTATGAAATGGCAGCGTATCAGGCAGCGCCACTTGCAAGCATTGTCTACGCCTCAGAAAGCCACTGTCAGCAAGTAATGGATCAGGGGTTGGCTGACCCGATCTACGATCATATCGTAAAGCTGTACGGCAATGACATTTTTATGACCTGCGTGGAAACAGACGTTGTTTCATCCGTACTTAGACCAAGGGCAAGACCATGATTGAAAAATGTATGTACTGCGACAGGGATGCTCTGGTAAAATCCGACCACGATACAATGTGTGCCGAATGTTACATGCGCAGAGAGGTAGAGAATGCTAAAACTCACATCCCAAGATCACGCACTTTTACGTCATCTAAAGCGGGAGGAAGAACGCTGTCTCCAAGCCTATCTTCGCACCGGTACAAAACATCCTAACGTGCAACAGAATTTATGGCGAGCGCGAAAAGAATTGGAAAAGTTTTTGCGCAGTCTGCGCGTAGAAGATAAGTCGTGAGGGTGACGGTTACTGCGAGTAACAAAACCACAAACCTAGTGGAGCAGTTTACACAAAAAGCTTGTTATGGAATGCCACCCTCGAAAAGAATAAAGCAAATTAAGACCGTAACTTCAAGCGGTCTTTTTCTTTTTTGCCTTCATTTTTTTCATAGCCATCTGTTTTAAAGTCGGGTTCATTTTATCAGTCTTTGATGGTCTGCCAACTTTAGAACCATATGTACCTTTACCGTAGGGCATTATGCTTTTCCTTTCTTCAGCATACGCTTCTTAGCAACAGCCTTGAGATCCGCAGCCGTTATCTTCTTACGATCACCGGCCATCGCCGCCAACCTCTTTTGCTTGGGAGAATACTTTTCATATGGCATTCTACTATCCTTTCAATAGATCTTTATCAGCTTTTCTTGCGCCACCCTTACCAGACACAAAAGATTTTACACGCCCCATCGCCCATTGATGAGCCGATACCTTTGGCCGGGAACCGCTGCTGTAATAAGCACCAAGACCGCGCTTATAAACTTTATTCAAGGTCGCAGAGCTAAACCGATCTGCCCCAGGTATGCCGCTAAACTTTGCCATTACCGCTTGCTCCGTTGCTTGCTGATCTTATCCATCATTTCCGGTGTAAGCTTACCCATGCGATACAGCGCCCTGGTTCGTAGAATTTCACGCCGGGTTGCATCAGGATCTTTCGATCCCTTCACATACTTCTTGGGAATGCCAGACTTTTTATCCTTTGGAACGGGTGCAAACTTACGTTTCATCAGACTATCAATTCAAAATGAGGGGCATCAATAAATGCGCGTTTTTTCATATCGCGTTTTTTATCTATATATGCGTTCATGGCATCTTCCATTGTGCCATTCCATCGCCGCATATCCATAGGGTATGGCAAAGATGCAGTTGACCAAGCAGCACCCCAGCAAATACCAACATCAATCGCTCTTGCACCCTCGGCCATTGCATCTGCAATCTCGTCATAAAGATTTAATTCCCAGCGGCCACCCTGACCATCGACATATGCCATAAGGTCAACAGCCAATCCATCAAGATGCTTTGACTTCATGGTTTGACTTGCGCCCTTGGCAACAAGCGCCCTCTGTTCTTCAATGGTTCTTAGCCCACAGATCACAGAGAAGTCTTGCTTTGTCACCGATA